AAGGGTGATGATAACATCAGTATAAGGTTCTGTTCCAGCAGAAGATCTACCCTCAAACTTTTCTGCAGATACAACACCACTTATCCTCGTACCATTCCTTCCTACGATGGTAAAAGGTTGTGCGTTATTCTGACCGAATCCACTGTTGATTGCAGTAATCAGTCCATATTCTTGACGTTCTGCAGCAAGTCCTGCCATTATACTTAAATTACTTTTAAGTATTTAGAATGGAGAATAGGAGACTCGAACTCCTGACAGCCTGCTTGCAAAGCAGGTGCTCTACCAACTGAGCTAATTCCCCAGAAAAACCAACCTATTTAGTTGGCGGAAGGAAGTTGACCAAGTTTGTTGAATCCAAACTTTTCTGCCTCTTCTTCCTTTTTAGTTGCACGAAGTTTCATGGCAAGAGTACAAACGCTTTCCATAATCTTAATCGTATCTTCTACGCTGGCGGCGGGAGGCATACGACTTGCAACGATATCGAAGAGAGGAAAGAAGACATCAACTGCCTCTTGAACTTCTTCGGGTTTCAGATGCTTACTCATAGTGTTTGTTTCCTATGTTCGTATTATAGTACTAGTTTCTAGTGTTGTAAAGCCTTACAGTTTTCCACCAACAACACCGCTGTTCACAACACGAGTATGCTCATGAAGAGTTCCTTCCTGAAGTTGCTTTAGGTGCCATCTCGTCATCGTGATTACGCCATCTCTGGTAGCGCCGGTAATGAAGTGAGCACCATAGGGATTCTTCAGGACACTCGTATACAAACCAAATCGTGTTACCTTAATGTAGAATACATCATCAATCCACTCAACATCATCGGGAACGTTCTTCTCCATCGTTCCGCCGAGGGATGTCTGGAGACTGTCTCTTTGTTCTGTCATTTTTAAGATCTGGGTGTGGTGCGTATAGTGGTCCTTGATAATCTTTCTTTTTTATCACACGTCACCTTCCTTCCGATTCTCGGAATGGTGAACATCAAACTCTCCGCCAGGATAACGTGCCTTGAGTTTGTCTACGTTCATTTCCATAATCTCATCAAGGGAGATATCAAGACCGATGCAGGCTTGTGCAACATACCACATGATATCGCCAAGTTCACGTTTCAGGTGAAACAGGTTATCTTCGTTCACAGGTTTACCTTGGAAGGCAATCTTCTTCATGATTTCGGTAAACTCACCTGCCTCTGCGGACATGCCTACAGCAGCAGTAAACAATCGCTGGGTAGGAAAACCTTGTTCCGCAAGTTCATAGAGACGGGCAGCAAAATGCGAGTAGTCTTGACTTTCTTTTGAGGTGACCGCATCACAGAATTCAACATACTTTTTAGTGTCAACGTTACTCATGTTCAAAAAATAAAACTTGATTTAATCTGAATACGTTACCAAAATACTTTTTGTTGGTAACGTTTTGTCCATGAAGATAGTCACCTCCATTGAACATAACACATCTATTATACCTTGGTTTAATTGATTTTACAAGTTCGTAGTATCTCTTAGGTCTCCATGGATGGAGATGCTCATGAGTGTTTCCACGATCTTGATTCTCAGATTCTTCTAGGCATCGATAAAGATTTGTGCCATTCTCTTCATCATCACTTAAGTAAATCAGTGCAGTCCAACCAAAGTCTACATGAGGCCACCAATAATTGTTTTGATAATCATTGAATGGATGATCACAAAGACTCATGTAATTGGTAACTACAAATCCATCATCATCTGCTGGTTTTTGATTGCAGAGTTTGCTCAAGAAACCATAGACATGACTGACATCTGCTGACGCATAGTGACGCATGTCATGAAAATACTCCGAGTTATGTCCAGGAGAATTTAGTTTATGGTAAGTTGCTTTTGTTGAAAGTATGAAGTCAACTACCTCTTGGGGATTTTTATAGAAATCATCGAGATAGTGAATTTCAGTATCTTCTAGAAACTCTACAGATGATTTACAATTTTCATTTAGTTCAAAAGTTGAAACCATCGAAGGACTTTTTAGGTTTAGGTTCAAAGTCTGCCGAGTCTTGACCAGAATCAAGAATGTCATCCTGTGCTGACTGCTCACAATCATACAGACGCATCTTGGCACGATCAATACCAACTACAAAACGCTTGAAGATTGTTGGATCATTGTATCGATTCTTCAATTGCTTCACCATGATTTGCCCAAGTTCCGCAAGCTCATCAGTTGAAATAAGGGCAAACATAAGATCAGCAGTAGCAGGGAGACCAAAGGACTCAGAAGTGTCAGTAAGGTCAACGTCAGAGCTAGCATAACCAGAACGAGTGGTCTGGGTGGCAGATACGATAGGTACGTTCGCTTCGACAGCCAACCCTCTAAGTTCTTCAGCAATTGCCTTGATATATGAATATGAATTGACAGTGCTGTTTCCGCGATAGCGGGAGGAAGCACATATATTAAGGTAATCAATGAAAATAATATCAGGTCTAAATGACTTCTTAAGTGCAAGTTCATTAAGAAGTGCTTTAAAGTGTCCACTGTGTGCTGATGCAGTAGGGTACTCTTTAATAATTAGGGTGCCTTGAGTTTTCTTTGACAGGTTTGTCACCTTATTCTCAAACATCACCTTCGGAAGTTCTGTTATCTCTTGGATTGGAACATTAAGAAGGTTTGCATCAATTCGCTCTGCAATCTTTTCTTCAGCCATTTCAAGCGTAATATATAGCACGTTCTTTCCACTAAGGAGTGCCGAAGAAGCGACATGGCACATAAACAAAGATTTACCGACGCCAGTGCCAGCGAGAGCAATATTAAGCGTTTTGTTAGGCAAACCACCTTTCGTAATCTTGTTGAAAAATTCAAGATCAAATGGGATCTTGTCTTCTTTCCGGTGGTATGCTTCGAAGCGTTCTTCGTAGTCTTGTAGATAGTCATGACCAATATGATTATCAAAGGAGACAGAAAGCGCCTCTGACAGGATAGAAGGGATCGCATCACGACCACGCTTCTCATCACCACCATCAGCGATGTTAATGGAGTCCATGAGTGCCAGATAGATAGCACGATCACGACACCACTTCTCAGTAGTATCTAACAACCAATCATGATCTACTGGATCATTATTGAGTTGATTGATAATATCTACAAGAGAAGAGAATGAGTCACCATTGATGTCAGTTCGTCTCTCAATCTCAATCGAAAGAATCTCTGTGGTGACCAGTTGATTATATTCTTGAAGAAAACTAGATGTCTCTTCAAAGATAATTTGTTGATGTACATCTTCAAAGTAATCTTTCTTGATGAAAGGGATTACTTTGCGAGCATAGTCCTCATTGTGTAGAAGGTTTCTTAGAATTAGAAACTCAACTTTCTCCATCAGTGTCTTCCTCGTCGTCTTGGTACTCTGGCATCAACCACCATCCATCATGTGGATCGTCGTTAATATGTTCGTATTCTTTAGGATCCATAACTGAACTCCTGCTTTGCGATCTCGTCAAGTTTCTCCATGACCTCTGGAGTGAAGTATTGCTCTGGGTCTTTGTAGATTGCCTTGGCGTAAACTTTCTTGCCGTCTATCTCATATCGACCAGCAACGTTTTTCCATAGACCTCCCAGTTCACCCAGCTCAAGAAGACCAAAATATCGATCGAGACCACGCTCATCGTAATAAAGACGCACCGTAACATCCTTGTTCTCCTTGCTCAAACGCGACTTAGCAGTCTTTGCCTTGATAAGATTTCCAACGACTGCTGTTCCATCTTTTTCTTTTTTCTTGCTGAGATGAATGATTGAAGAGGCGGCATACTTGAGACCACTTCCTCCTCCCATTTCTTTAGTTGGGACATAAGCGCCGATAACATCGTAGGTGTGATTGGTAACAATCATAGGAATGTTTGCTTGACCCAACTTGAGTGTGAGCATTCTGAAAGCACCCTTGATTAGTTGGGATTTTGTCATGTCCCGAACTTGTTTGTCGTTGAGAGCGTCAGTAATCTCTTTCTCAGTGGAAAGCATCCCCAGAGAGTCTAGCACAAACATACATGGTTTGCGTTCCTCTTCAGGTTTTTTTAAATACATGTCTACTGCTTTGAGTGCCTTACCACGGAACTCTTCAACAGTAACTACGTTGACAACAACTGTGCGGTCGAGATCAACCCCACGACTTGAGAGTAGAGACTTGTTAACAGCTGCCTCAGTGTCAAAATATAAACAATACCCATCAGGATTAGCGTCAAGAAAATTTTTGACAACGGCGAGAGAGAAAAAAGTTTTTCCAGTGCTAGACTCGCCAGCAATGGCAGTAATCTTATTCCCAGATACACCACCAAATATAGACCCTGAAACAAGTCCGTTAAAAATGTACGAACCTGTGTCCACATATTGTTCTGTGTCATCGATGTCTGCTGCTAGTTTAGTGAAGTCATCACCAATCTCTTTTACAATGTCTTTCAGAAAGTCCATGTCAAATACCTAAGAGTTTACGTTGACGTTCAAAATATCCTCGGAGAATCCAAGAACTACTATTCATTTTATCATCACCACCGACTCCAAACTCAAACTGAACTCGGGGATTATTTCCATACATATCTAGTTCTGGAGTATTACCTTTCTGGCGATCTCCACCATTACAGAATACCACAGTTTCTGCAATCTCCAAACACTTACCGATTGCACCACATGCAGATCCAACGTCATCATCAGGAACAGTGATAACTGCATCTACCATGTTGAGGTGACGTACAATCTCTGCACGTTCAACCCAAGACAAAAAGTATTGACCCTTTTTAGCAGTCAACCATTCATTAGTATTCAGACCTACCACAAGATAATCAGAGAAATCTTTGGCTCGTTTGAAGTATGAGATATGTCCACTGTGGATGGGATCAAACCCACCAGTTACTAAACTTACTTTCTTGAAAAACATTATAGCACAAATCCAAACTGTTCACGGGCAATTTTTTTGTAAGGTCCACCAGGATTGGCATCTCTAATTTCTTTAATTGTATTCATCTTTTGATATAGAGCAGCATCGCCACCCAGTCGCAGTGCGCTCACGATGGTCGCGAGTTCTTGATCGTTGATTGGCAGGTCCATAATAATATCCGTAGGTATACAGTATAGTCGATCTAGTAAATTTTTTCAAGGTTGAAATTAAAACTGATAGTAATTCTTGGACCATCAGTTTTTTGTGTTGTCACTCGATGCTGAGTAAATGCAGGAAACAAAAGCATGTAATCCTCTTCTCCATATTCGGCATATGTTTTCATGCAGTCCAGTTGTCCATATATTCGACTGTAGTTGTAAGATGTCTGAGTACAATATCTAAACCCATTTTCATTTACAAATTGAATCTTAGGATCTTCTGGTCTAAGTTTTAGAAAATAAACACCGGAAAATAAACTCTGAGGATAATCAGCTCCGGTCAAGTTTAGGTGATGATGACTTTCTTGATTTGATCCCTTTACATAATAATTATACCAACATTCATGTATTCCATAATCATGACCACGAATACCAATTTCTTTAGAATACTTTGAATATTCTTTATGAAGGTATGGATAAAGTTCCTTAAAATCGACATTATTGATTGAGTCTTTTACACTCCCAACATGAGTGCTATGGATCATACATGCCCAATCAGGATGAAGATAGTCTTTATTGTCTTGATAATTATTTTCTATTTGCATCAAAAGATCTGCCCGAATCTCTTCAGGCAGATTTAGTTTAGTATACCAAATAGGAGTTGGAAATAAATTCTTTATCATCCAAAGAAAGATTCGAGTGTAGCAGTTTTTTCAACCTTCCATCCAATAGCATCAAGGATAGACTTCAAAGGTTCCAAGAAAGATTTTTCAAACTGAAGATCATAATCAATGTATTGATTGAGACCCAGTTCTTTTGGAAACTCTTGAATGAAAGAGATAACATTTTCATGTATCTTGTTTGGTTTCTTCAGATAGAGGAACTTGATCTTCTCTCCATTCTGAATGAGAGAATATTTGTGCGTGAGTTTTTCCTGCTTGATATAGTGGTTGAAAAGAAGAGAACCACGGCAGTGAATCGGTGTACCCTTTTCGTAGATCGAGTTGACCGACTTATACTTCACAACATCAGATACAGATCTTGGAAAAGCAATCTCTTCTGGAGGGAGTTGTTTGAACTCTTTACGAGAGTCTTCAATGAAGTTGATTACATCATCTTCAGTTCCAGTCATCAGAATCTTGAATGCATCTTTGAGCATCTTTCTACAAGGTGCGGGTGTAGATGACTTAACCGATTCGATACCCATAACTTTTAGTTTGGGTTCAGCATATGCAACGCCTTCGCTGTTCCATACGTTGAGAATATATCGCTTCTTAGCGGTCCAGATGCCACGGTCAGCGATGTTCTCGCGCTTCATGAACATCTTCTGCTCATAGGCGTTTACGTACTCGGCCAACGCTTCATAAGAACCGTCAATATACTTTTCAAGTTCCATCTCACAGACTTTATCAAGGAACGCGACAACGCCTTCATTAGTTTTCTCTCTGCCGGTGTATACCTTGTCAACCAGAGGACCCATATTAAGGTAGATAGAGTCAGTATCAGAAGCAATAACATAGTCTACCTCATCAGTCTTAAGAACTTTGTTCAAATACTTGTTCATGCGATTCTCAATCCATCGGATTGATACCTGACCAGACAGAGTAATCGCTTCTGCGTTCGCTAGTTTGTAATACCGGAAGTATTGATTACCAATAGCACCATAAGCAGAGTTAAGAGAAATCTTCTTCGCCATTTGAATGTTGTTACATCTGGCGATCTCCTTTTCAAGTGCTTTAGTAGGCGTCTTCTCATAATCCTTCTTCGCTTGAATCATCTTCTTCTTGAAGATGACACGTTCCTTGTACATCTTATCCATCAGTTCTGGAAGGAATCCACGAACATCTTTGCGATACATTGCACCATTAGCACATACAGCTTTGTCGCTGTACATCTCAAAGGTCAAATCTTGATTTAAGATTTTATCAACAGTCGTAGTGGGATGTCGTTCTTCAACCAATGTCTCGGGCGAGATATTGTATTGCATAATAAGATGAGGATAAAGGCTGTTAAGGTCAAAACTAACAACCCAATCATAGACTCCCGGAATCGGTTCCTTGACATAGGCACCTGCGTACTTAGTGTCCTTTTCTGTGCGCTCCTTAGGCGGAATCACAATGTTCCGCTTCTTCAGATAATTGTATATAATACAATCCCACATTCGAACCTGATAAAACACGTCACCAAAGTTTACCTTAGCATCATATGCCATGGTCAACGCCAACTCAATGAGTTTCATCTTGTCCTCAAGACGATCGACAAGTTCTACGTCAACGATGTTGTATTCAATAAACTTCTGCCAACCATGCGTATAGAAGTCTTTGAATGTATCAAACTCTGAGTGATCGAGTTTCTTCTGACCCAGTTCTACACTTGCAATATAATCCAGTCGATAAGATTCCTGGGCTTTGTAAGTGAACTTCTTGTAGAGATCAAGATAGTCCAGAACAGTGATCCCACCAACGTCAAAGATCTCGTGCTTACGTCCTTGAATATATGTCTCTTGCTGAGTAACAAGTCCCCAAGGGGACAAACGCTTGGCGAGTTTCTCACCCAGAACGCGATTCAGTCGCTTACAGATATAAGGAACGTCATACAGTTGACAGTTCCAACCAGTGATGACCTCAGGAGTATTTACTTCCCACCATTCAATAAAGTTAGATAGCAGAGCATACTCTGTACCACACTCAACATACTTGACATTTGACTGAGTGTTGTTAAATGGTTTGATACCCCAAGTAATAATCTGCTTAGTAGCATAATCCTGCAGAGTGATCGCAAGAATCTCTTCAGAAGCAGATTCCACGTCAGGGAAACCTTCTTCAGAAGAAACCTCAATATCGATCGTAGTCAGTTTGATCTTTGTCATATCAAACTTAATCTCATCCTCAGGATACTTGTCAGAAATGTACTGACAAACATATCGATCATTTCCATAGATCTGGAAATTCTCTACCTCAGAATATTTTTTATAGAAGTCACGACATTCTCGTACAGAACCAGGTTGAATTGGTTCTACACTATCACCTTCCAGCGTCTTATATTTCGACTCTCGCTTTGAAGGAACAAAAAGAGTAGGAGAATACTCTTCACGGAACATCACATGCTCACCGTTCTCATAACCACGGACCAGGAACTTGTTCCCAATCATTTGCACGTTGGTGTAAAATCTCATTTAGTGACGTTCTGGTACTTTTCAAGCAGTGTTGGTTTGGGCTCTGTGATCGTAAGGATCTTGTCCGAGTGCATCTTGAATACACTCTCCGTTGTGTATTCTACCAACCATGGTGTAAGTGTGTCGTTTTCTCCGACAACATATGGATCATCTAATCGACAATCCGGTTCGCCAATGTCCCCACCAACTTCATCAATCTTGGAAACCAAGACCAGACCGGTGTGGAGAACCAAAAGTTTAATCATCGTAATTACCTCCCGAAGCATTCTACCAATAAAAAAGAGGGGCGTCAACTGGATTGTGCCAGTTGCCCCTCTGCGGCGACGATATTCAGTTTTATTTATAGAGTTGTAAAAAAGATTTCTGATGTGGGTGGTCCATTAGGGAAATGCGCTCCCAAGGAGACCGTTGAAAAAAAGAGTCATTACGGTCCCAATTGTAAGAGTGGCGGCTGTGAAGTTCATAAGTCGTCCTCCTTAACGCATAATTATCTATATTATACTGTATCACTGTGATACACTTCTGTATCAATCACATCAGAAATTGGTCAGGATTTATAGATAATCTTTTCTGGCATGATGTTCAGGAACAACTTTGCCTAGGGATACAACTAAAAGCCCATCCTCAAAAGTAACTGATCTAATTTGCGTGTCTTCGCTAACTGTCCACTGACGTGCAAATGACCGTTGAGCCACACCCTTGTGCAGGTAGTTAATTTTTTCTTCCGTCTCTTCTTTTTTTCCTTCAATAAAGAGTTGACCATATTCGGTGTAGACCTTTAGTTCTTCTGTTTTAAATCCAGCAAGTGCTAATTCAAGTCTCGATTCTACATTACTAATTTGAATTAGATTATATGGTGGATATGATGTTGATGTTGGCAAGTTCAATCTGTCAAACGTTGCATCCATTCCGATGCTGTGCTTATTAATTTTTTCCACCAGCGCAGCAAGATCTGACGCTGTATAGCGTTGAAAAGTTCCCATTGTTCTCCTATTAGGCAGAGGGTATTGTGTGGACCCCGAAGGCATCCGATATATTTATATCACAAAACAAAAAAAGAGGTATGGTGACAACCGTACCTCTTATATGGGTTTCCGACTTTTGAAGCGACCGCACGAAAGATCGCAAAATTATTTATGACTCTTTCTCTTCAGCAGTTTTCTTTTTACCAATGTTGTACTTGGTCTCAAGAATCCAGTCTCCCTTATCTCGGTATGCTAGAACTTTAATCTGATTAAGGGGAGCGATATCAAGAATAGAATCACTATCAAGAACAGTAATCAAACCCCAGTCACACAACAGTTGCGTAATACGATTACGTCTCTGAACATCATTCACCGTCAAATTGGCATGTTTCCCGTCCAGAGCGAACAGCTCCTTGAAATGGACGATAAAATATCTTCCCTGCTTGTGCAAAATATGGCAGGACTGATAAAGTTTCTTTTCTTTGCGAGACGCAACTCCGATTCTCGTCAATGTCTCACGTACTTTCAGGAAGTCATCAGGTTCATTTAAGAAAACTTCCACCATGCTATCAGGTGTCCAGTTGACCTGAGGTTCGCTTTGACTCATGATTTACCGCCAGTTTCAAATTTCGATTTAATGTGTTCGATTTGCTCTCTAGTTAAAATCTTCAGTGCTTGAGATGCCTTTTCATTACTATAGTTATAGTATTTTTTGACACATTCAAGATCGTCGATCTTATCTTTTCTAAGCCAAGGAGAGAATCTCTTCTTTTTCCTCAAAGTATTTAGATAAAATGAATATTGCATATCTTTGTCAAGAAAGTTATACTTGTTCATTTCATTAGCAAACATCACACAGTCCAAGTGTCCGGACAGGCAGCGGTTCACAATATATGGTGGATAACTCTTGATCGCATCAGGATCTTCGATAGTCAAATCTTCTTTGGTGAAGTTGACAGAATTCAACCAGTCTTTCAGTTCCATGTTCATCGAATAATTTGAATCTCTTCTTCATCTGTCCAGAGTTCTACACGATCTCTGAAACGTCCTTCTTCTTTCAGTCTTTCATATCTCTTGGTTGCTTTCTTCTTCCACCAAGAAATAATGTTCTCAAGGTAAAACTTGTCCCAGTTCTGACCACGGCGAAGAGTTTCTTCTTCACCAAGAATCACTTCACGAACATTCTCATAACCATAGTCTGAGATATAGAAACGCTTCTGCTGAGTAAGATTGTTTGCCATCTTGATAACCTTATTGAAGGTTTCAAGTTTCTCTTGATCTTCCAGACTCTTTCGAATGATTGAGATCATCTTTGTCTGACGCTTCATCTTCTTCGATGATGCTTTGTTGTCAGTCAGTGGAGTATTGTTATTCAGGAGAGTGAATCGGTCATGAAGTCGATGGAACGCTTCATCATGTAGCAGAGGAAGAAACTTGCTGTCTGTCAAACCCTTGTAGCGAATGAAAGGTTTGAGTCCATCGTACTGTGAGGCAGACGTAGTTGACCCGTACAGGGACGTTGTTTCGAAGAGAGCGATATCCTTCTCAAAGGCGTCACTGACCGCCTCACGGGCGAAGTGAGACACGCACAGGAGTGCTAGAAGTTTGCCACCCAGATAGTTAAAACCAAAGGGTTGAGAAGGAACAATCGCAAACCCCATACAGGCATGGCGATTGAAGATCGAAAGATTTGGTTGCTTACCTAACCACACATTCCTTGGACGAGAATTGATAGTAGGGCTCCCGAAGCGAATGAAACCAATAACTTTGTTCGTGTTTTTCTCATATACCATCCATTTCAACTCTCGACCAGGAATGTTCTTCTCATTGTTGTGAGAAGAAACCACTGACAAAAGTCTGTCATATACTTTTTGATCTAGACCACCTTTTCCAACACGAACGATTTTGAAATCCATATCTTGAGGGTGGATATCTTCGTTCAAGAACTCATTGTGGAGAGGATCTAGAATGCTTTTTGCGCCCAACACTTCTTTCTTTACATACCGAAGATAGTCTTCGATAGAACTCATATGAGAGAAGTATTCAATAAATTCATCTGCTGCCCAAGAGGCATCACTCTGACCAATAATCATAATTTAGTTTGTCCAAGATACAAATGTATATCTTTCGCCCTTTGTCACAGGGCGGACTTGGTGTGGGTATAGGAAGTTAGATGGGAATATTATAACATCTCCCTCCTTCAAATGGTAGCGTGTGTCGTCAAATAAAACGAGTTCACCACCTTCATATTCCGAGTTTAATGATCCAATGATGCTAAGAACTGGAGCACCTTCTCCATATAAACCATAGATGTGATCATAATGTTTAGACATTATGTTTCCCACTTTATACCTGAGAAATTTTGGACAACTATATCCTTCCCAAGATCTAAACCATGGGCACTCTACGTCTATAACATAATTCATCAGTGTATCACTAATAGATTCAAGTATAGCTCTATTAGTGGAAGCAACCTCTTCACTTGTAAATGGTTCCTTATCACCGTTCTTTGGTTTCGCAGAACCATAACTAGTACCTGACCAACCATGTTGTTCCCAAACACCATTCAGTTTAATATCTTCCAATGTCTCTCTACACAAATCCTGAGACAAAGCATTGGTGTAAACTTTTACATAATCAGAGAGATGATTTTTCATATCCAAAAATGCATTACCATAATTTTTTTGATGCCGATTTTAACAGGACACCCTCTGTGAGGATACATGAAAGATGATGGGAAAACTACTGTTTTCCCTGCAACAGGAACAATCTTATCATTTAAGAACTCTGTCTCCCCTCCTTCATAATCATCATTCAAATATGTAATAGATGAAATGATTCTACGCCAGGTATTATTCTTAGGATGTCTCCACGTTATACTTGCATCACAGTGCCAATCATATTGCTGATCTTCACTATACCTAGCAAGTTTATTATCAACTGAATATCCTTGCCCAAGAGACTTCATAAACTGATTCGCCACCAACGGATGTAAGTGCGACATATACTTGTTTATGATTTTGTCTTGATCGGGATGGTGATCATCCATGACCCAGATTTCACGATCTCCACGATTACGTGGACTAGGTGATCCTTTCCATTCATAGAACATCTCACGCCAAGGATTTAATTCCTCTTGCGTCCAGATATAGTCATATAAAATATTGGGATCCATTACAAGAGCAACTTCTTCTCATCAGGAGTAATCAAAGGGCTTCCATAGATTTCTTTGTACTTCTTCTCGATCTTCTCATCAACTGACGCGGTATAAACCAAGTGTTCGTTCTTGATCGTCAGTTCAGGTTCATCGCGATCAATCACGGTTGCCCAAGGTGCAAATCCAACAGATCCATTTGCACTAGGAAGGACTACAAGTCCGTTTTGAATTTTGATATATGATGCGGTTTCTTCTAGAAGTTCTGCAATAACTTCTTCACCGGTCATAATACGAAACAGTTTTACATTCATTTGAATTCACACTCCACCATAAGTTCAGTAAGACAAGCAAGCATATTTATTTCCTGATCCGCAACGAACGCAACCTGATATTGATACTTAGCGAGTACAAGCACAGCAGCAGGAATAGAACCCGGAACCAGGGAATCATAAAGAGCATCGTAAATACGACGCAGCAGGACACCAGAATCATTATCCAGGTTGGAGACAACCCACTTTCGAACTTCCGAGAAATTCTTGTTCTTAAGGTCTTTAATAAGTTCATTGACCGGCACATCAGAGAAAGATGCCAAGATGGCAGAGTCAATCTTGCCGCCAGCTGAGTATCGTTGACACTCATTCAAGACTCGTCGCCAATCTGGAAAATGTTTGTTAACTAGTTGGGCAATAACTTTCGGATCATATTCCACACGCTCTGCCTCAAGTATAGTCCCGAGACGCTTGAAGAATGTGGCGGCGACGGTTTGTTTGTCGCGACCTTTGATTCCAAACTCGATGACGGAGCATCGAGAGTGAAGGGGTTCGATGATTCGATTCTTGTAGTTGCAGGTGAAGATGAACCGGCAGTTGCCACTAAACTCCTCAATACTTGCCCGTAGGAGGAGTTGTACGTCGTTTGTTGTGTTGTCTGCCTCATCAATGATGATGACTTTGTGTTTAGCAGTTGATGCAAGCGAAACGGTCGAAGCGAAGTTCTTCGCAGTGTTTCTGACAGTATCGAGGAATCGACCTTCGTCGGATCCGTTGATGACATAGAAATCAACCCCCAGTTCATTACAGAGTGCTTTTGCTACGGTAGTCTTACCGCAACCAGCGGGCCCAGCCAGAAGTAGGTTTGGTACTTCACCGTTATTTAGAAACTCTTGAAAGGTCTTCTTAATACCATCGGGAAGAATACAGTCTTCGATAGTTTGAGGGCGGTATTTTTCTACCCAAAGGAACTGGTCGCTCATAATGAAAGTTGAATAATCTTGGTAAGGTCGATCACAGAAAAGAAAGACTCAAGGGCAACGATGTCCCAGGTCTTGATTCTAACAGCAAATGGCATCATTGCCAAGTTTCCGAATAGTCTAAAACAGCATCCCCAATATACTGACACATACAAAATAAGGAAGTATCCGACAATCATACAGACACTTCCCACAATTCTCAAATTTTTATCATTCATACCCAATCTGGTTTTCTGGATCCGTCACGAAGATAATTAGATGCAACCCAAGGTTTGCTGCTAATGTACATTTTGTAAGCAGTAATAGTGTCGATGCTTGTGTCAAATTTAAACTCATTTGGCATTGCGCGAGTGAAGTCTTCGACCATGCAATAACAGGTAATTGCTTTACCAGTTTTGCGATGGAATAATTTTTTTGCTTCGAACAAAGTTTTCATGCACGAGTGTACTTTACCATATCGATGAAAGTATTCTGTACACAATGCTAAACCGTGTGCAATCAACCAGGCAGTTTTTTCATGCGACTCTGCTGCCCACTTAGTACATGGATGATTGCGGAATGCACCCTTGTCTGTTTTGTAAGGTTCACCGTTGACTCGATGAATAGGTCCCCAACCATAATACCACTTTGAATATATGATGCTGAGCATTTGACAACACTCAAGTGGCATCTTTACAATATGCTTGTCCGGGAGGACTTGTGCAGATAAGCGTGGATCTTGGTCGGTTACAAAAATGTTCATACCAAATTGGTGTTGATTAGAACTCTTCGCTTACAGTCTGACGGAGAATGTCCAGTATGTAAATGGCTTCCGTCAAAAATTAATATTCTATTTGCCTTTGGTCTTACTCGAACCATTTCAGTAAGAGTTGAAAAGTCTGCAGCATAGAACTCTTCTTCATTAGTTGCTCTTTCATTATACAACACGGTCTCAGCATCAGAGTCTGTTAGATAAAAAACTGATGAGATGTGTGGATAGTAAAAGTCAATATGAGGGGGATGCTTATGCTTGTTTGGAGTGTGGGTTACCATATCTAATCTACACCGAATCACTCTTTGAGTATCAGTTTCTAGTAAGAGGTCGGCGTAGAAAGATGCCAAGA